AAAATCAACATCATCTGAATCTAAATGAGGCTTTTGTTGTTTCCAAAATTCAAACAGCAACTGGTCTTCATCCATGGAATTTACATCCTTGTTTAATTGAATGAAATCCTCTAACCCTCTTCCAGTTTCCTTTTTATAATTTAAGTAGTTTACTACTTCTTCAGGAACCTCTGGAGAATTATTACGTTTAGAAGTTAAATCGTCTAATGACGACACTTCCTCACCATATCTGTTTCCAATAAATGAAAGAACTTCCTCCTCTGTTAAAGAAGGTTTCTCTTCTACTTTCTCCTTTACTGTCTCTTCTACAGGTGTTTCAACTTTAGTTTCCTCACTTACAACTGGTGTTTGTGCTGGTACCTCTGTTGTTTCTACTGTAGTCTCTTCTTGAGCTTGACCTGCTTTTTTTAGTAGATCTTCTTCTCTTTCAGCTACTGATTTTTCTTCAGCACCATCCAGGGCTCTTACTTTTATATTATCCATTTGATTTGATTTTAGTTGTACAAAGTTAGTAACTTTTTTTTACTTCTACCTTGGGTTAAATTCTGCTAGGTCAAAACCATCTAAACTATCCTCGTTTGATTCAAAGTTTATAGGTGGTAGTTTCTCTTGTCTTTGTTGTATTAGCTTAGACTGCTCGGTGTTTTGCTTAGATATTCTAGAAGCCTTGGCATCTTCTTTTTGCTTATCTCTTTGTTGTATACTATCTAACTCCACACCTTTTAGTTGCATTTGATACATAAACTCTTCAGCCATTAAATCCTTTTTAAGAACTGCTTCTTGTTGTAGTTTCTCTATTGCAAATTGACTTTCTGCTTGCTCTATCTGAATCTTAGCCTGAGTCTCTGCTTGAACAACTTGCAGTTTAGACTGAGCTGCTGCTTGCTGAGACTGCATATTCATTTGACTTTGCATCTGCATCTTTTCATTTTCTCTAGCCACATCTCTTTCTTGTTTCTTTTTACGCTTTAGTTTTAGCAATTCATTAGCCATTTTAAGATTCTTAATCTCCCTAATGTCAATTGCATCTTCTAAATCTATTTGGTCACGAGATAAAGCTGTTTGTATATTAGCCTCTAGTTGAGCTTTTTGTTCTTCATCTGGAGCAACTTCTAAGAATATTCCAAAATCGTGTAGGTATAGGTCTTTGATGTCATTTAATATAGACACGTTGTACTTTCCTATTTGCATTGCAAACTCATCTTTGAAATCTGCATACTCTAATACATCTGCCACTCTACAAGATAATGCCTCAGCAAGTTTTTGAGTAATCTGTATATTGGCTTCTAATATGTGTCTGGTAGCTACATTAGAATTTAAGGCTGCTAACTTTTGTAAACCTACTAATGAATCAGGATTAGGAGTAGATGCATCACGAGCTTCGTTAAGTCCGGTCACGTCTCTAATCATATTTAAGTAGTGGTTGTAAGAACTTATTAAACTAGCCATCTTAGCTTGACCACTGTTAGTACCTAATTCTTGTATCGGAACTCTAGCATTGTTAAATTCACCATCTTGAGTGTAACTTCTACCAATAACACTACCCGTTTGAAAATACAGCTTTAGAGCGTCTTCTGGGTTATAAGCGGCACCTGTACCTAAGTCAACTTCATTAAGCCCGTCAGCATCTATAAATACACCATCTGGAACAACTCTAGATATTACCTGCTGTAGTTTAAGGTGAACTACTTGAATTAAATCAGCAAATGTGATCATTCTTCTAACTAGAGACTCAATAACTCCTTTATACATTCTTGGTGCAGAACCAATATAATTAGGTAAAGCATACTGTGAAGCAGACTTAGGACGAACCATGTTCTTAGCTAACTCCCACTTTAAAACTTTTTGAGTTCCCATTACCATGATACCATCGTACCACACATCTATTCTTTTTTCTAACTTCTCAAACTTTTCTTCCCCTTCTGGCGGATTAAAAGAATCGTCTTTTCTTATTATTTTCTCCCCACCATTGTCCATGTATTTTTTCTTATAAACCATCTTTCGAGTAGTCTTATAATTATAATACAATAGTGTTACTACATCTTTTTGGAATAAACTATCCTGATAAGGCCTGACAATGCCGTAGTAATTATACCAAAGTGATGACATCTGAGCAATCTCTTCCATTTCAGCAGGAGTAATATCTGGCTTTATTTTCACCAACTCTGTTATAGGAACTTGCTTAACTTCGCCGAAATAAAAGCAATCATCGAAAGTTGGGCTTTCAGTATAACTATACACCAATGAAGCTGGATCAACATACTCTACAGATATTCCTGAATTAGGTAAAAACTGATGTTTAACAAATGATGTTCCTAATACCATTAAGTCATAGTTGACTTGCTTCTGAACTCTTTGCTTATAGTGATTCTCTTCTAATATAGTATCAATAGCTTCTTCTTCTGCAATCTCTATAGCTGGCTTATAGTTCATCTGCATATACAACGCTAGCTCTTGATCACTCTCTGGTAAATCTTGCTTAGGCGTGTTGAACATATCAATACCAAACATCTCCTCAGTAGCCTCTAACATTGGCTTCGCTACCATATCCGCCTCTACAATCTCTTGAAACTGATGTTTCTTCTCAGCTGACATTGCATCTTGAGCACTGGCTTTAACATCAAATAATCTGTCCGCCATACCATTAACAACAATATCCACAAACTTAGGTATGATAGGAACCGGTGTCCAGTCTAAATTCAAATAACTTAAATCTCCATCTACTGCAATCTCATTCTTATATTTTCCTATTGGTTGTTCTCCTCTTGCGTATAGTCGTAATCTATGAAATTCTACCCACTGATCATAAAATCTACAACTGTTACCATCTCTCTTAAACCATTCATACTGTATAGCTTCACCAACACGCATTCCGTATTCTAGTGAGTTTTTTTCTGCGTCTGTGGCTTGTTGATTAGGAAAGGTAGTTGGGTTGATTAGAATTACTGGTTCTTTCATTTTTACTTTATAATCGTGCTCAATGCACCTTTATTACTATATCTTGCAAAGTTAATGCTTATTTTTGATTCTTTTTTCGGTGTGTGATACAACCCTTTTTGATTAGCCATAATGGCCAAACCTGAGCTTATAGTAGCATCATATTTTGTTCTGTTATTAATATTAAACTTAGCCCAATCTTCAAGTGTTCTGCTAAAATACATAGACCCCATTTCATCTGGATCTCTATACACTGAATCTAAATCTAGACCAACATATTTCTCAATATAAGACTCTACTGCAGCAGCGTGAGCTTGCTTTACAGCTTCAGATGAGTTAGGTATGCCGCCTAGTTCTTTTTCTGTCTTAGATAGATTCATTTTACTTTTATCAGGCCTGTTTATAGAAAAAGCTCTATAACCCCTATTTTTAAAATGGTACAACAACCTTGGTTTGTTATTCTCTACTAATATGGGCATACCGTAAAATACACACGCCATCAATACTTCTTCAAAAAATATCTCTGCTGTTTGTGGTCTAGCTACATACTCCAAGAAAAACTGATTACTAGGAGCCTCGTCCATGTTAAATTTTGTTAAACCGTGAAGAGCTCCATTAGAACCAAAGCCACCTACCGTTCCTGAAATATCATAACTATCACACCCAAAAGATCCTAAGTGCTCGTTTCCTGGAAAGTAAAGATTACCTTTAGTAACGACCCTATTCTGCATCTCTGGCTTAGGTGTCCACGAAACCAAGAACCTTCCATTTTTCTCCGGTATCCACACCACCTTAGTATCTTTTATACCATCTTTCCACATAAACTTACCTCTAGTCAATACTCTTTGTTTTATTAAAGTATCGTTGTAATCTATCTGCTGGTATATTTTAGTTAAGTTAAATAAAGACTGCTTGCTCTCATCTCTAAATGCGTGAGACTCCGTTCTTGGAAACTGTCTATAGAATTCATTTAATGCATCTGCATCTGTTTTTAGTGAGTCTACTTCATTTTGCCAATAGTCTACCACACCTACATCTATCATTTCTCCATCTGCGCCCACCAATGGCTCTTCAGGAGTTTCTAATACTGCGTGACCGTACTCATCTATATACCCTTCAAAATTATACTCCATTGGTATAAATAATGAATACAATCCAGATTTAGTTTGACCGTTGGCATTTCTTTTACCTACATTAGAATCGTAGAACAACTTCTTGAAGTTCTCACCACCTTTATCCAAAGCATTAGAAGTAGAACCCATCATACATTTACCTACAATCTTAGACCCCAACCTCAAACAAGTTTTTGTTACACGCCAATTATTAAGTATGTTCTCAGGCTTATCCCACTTACCGCTTTCATCATGTATAAGAAGCAGTAGCTTTTCCCCATCATAAGAGTTGTCTGAAGTATTCTTCCAATCCAATACAGTATCTAAGCCATCCATAAACAACTCATCCTTCTTGTCCATATTTTTTTTAGTAATCTTACTTGCTGGAACACGATAAGCTAATTCTGTTTTTGGCTTGTCCATACCATCTTGAATAGGCTTAAAAAAGAAAGGGTAATTATTAGAAATAGGAACCACCTTATCAGTAAACATTTTCTTAGCATCAGAACCCGTCTTAGAAAGTATACCTACCCTAGCATCTCTAGTAATGGTACCCTGATTAACAGCTTCACAAGAACTCATAAACGAGAATCCAGAACGCCTGTTCTTAAGATAACACATTCCAAAACTTCTCTTGTCTGCTTTACAAGCTTCCCAAAACAAATAAAATATTCTATTAGACTCCCTGAAATCTGGCTTACCTACATCAATCTTAGTCCAATTCAGATACATATAGTGAGTACCAGTAATATAAGTAGGCTCTCCATTATTAGTGAACCATTCACCATACTCTCTTTTATCAAACTCTCCCTCTACGTAACCTACCCACTTTGACTTAAACTCATTATCTCTTTTCTGCCAATCAAATATAGTTTTAATACCTTTTAATTCTTTAGGTAACTCACTAGCATTCCATTTATTAAACTTAGTATTAATAGACTTAGGTTGTTTAGGAAGCCCTATCCTTAATCCTTGTACGTCATACACCTCTCCTAAAGTACCGTCTTTAGATATGATGACAATGTTATACTTTTCGTTATACCCATAGTCCCAACTCTTAGCTTTGTTCTTAGTGGTTATAACACTTCGTGGCACCAGTTCGTGTACAACTGTATGTAGTCTATTTTGATCTCTTTTCTGCAAATCCTTGATAAGCTTCTTTTTCTATTGTTCTTTCTTCTAAAATGGCTTGTTCTTCTTGTATTCTTTTTAATATCTCAAATGCGTCAAATATAGCCAACTTCTTAGTAGCTGCTGCATTCTTTAATCTATCTGCTGCTAAATCATCTTCAGCATCGTATTTAATAATATCTTCCTTAGCTACTTTTATAAGTTCTTTAACAGCTATTTCACCAGCGGTAATAATGTCTTCCTTTAGTTTCTTTACACTTATATTAATACGCATACATCTTTAGTTTTCATTCTATACAATGTTTCTCCATCTATCTCAAACTCGTATTCTGACTCTGGTAAAAAACAAACATTATCTCCTTCAAAAATATCTAATTCTCTTAACTCTTTATTGCCGTATTTTACCTCGCCAACTAATTGCTTGTTTCTATCAACAGACAATATAACATCTTTTTCTCTTTCTATAGGCTTAATAAAACAATAATCTCCTACTGAATTCCATTTACCCTTGTTCTTATACAAGTACACCTGCTCCACATCTACTATATATAGATCATCTTTAAAATGACAAGGACCACTTTTTTCAACACCTTTCATATCGTAGTATTTTCTAAAAATATTATGGTGCACCACTACAGTATCTCCTTTGGATATTTCCTTATTAAAAGACCATAGAATAGGAATCTCCTCTACTGTAGCAAATCTATTCGTAGCGGTGTGGTCTTCCTGAGAAGTACTTTTTATTAGTTTGCCATCACCGTGTTTACTTAAGTTGTCATAGCGCTGACCTCCTTGAGGTTTAACTATAAAAGAAAACGGGGACTTCATGTCAATAATTTACATTGTACTCTAAAGAAGAAGGCATTGCTACACTAAAACTCTTCCAAAGAAAAACTTCGTTCTTTTTATTCTCTACGTAAACTTTAATTTCACCATCGTCTTCTTGTTTAATGACGTGTATGGTATATGTTCTTAAGACTGGCTGTCCTACAATATAATTCATTGCTGACTTGTAGTCTGAGCCAACAGACACTTTTCTTATGTATTCCATTTTATTAAATTTTAGTACCTACTTTTTGTAGGATTTTACTCAGAAGGAAGTGACTCTACAGGAAATGCAGCATTATAAGCATCTTTCACAGATTGAGTCCAAACAACATTAGCAATTGCGGCAACCTCTGAACTTAAAGTAGCAACATCTGTCGTAGGTGGATAACAAGTTCCGCTTATAGATTCAGATATTAAAACCCCATCTTCTAATACTTTTACTTTTTCTTTGTAATTTATTTCTTTAAATTGACCTACAACCTCTATGGATGCAGCTTCTGTTTGTTTTGTTATTGCCATTTTTATTTTTTTAAGCTTTTCTATATATTACTGTTCCTGACACAACGTCTCCACTTTGGAAAACTGGCTGCCCTTGAGTTTCTACTAATTCAAAAAGTTGACCAGAAACATGAGACCCGCTGTCTTGATCGTAGTTGAAAGATTTTAATCTAATACTAGCTGAATTTGTTAATATGTCACCAGTAACCGGTGTGCTTACTGTAGAATTTCCTACGCTACTGTTCATTTTACTAAAATTTATAGATCCAGTTCCAGCAACCCCACTTAAAGGTAAGCTCATATCAACCGTTCCATATTCAGCCCCTGATCCAAAAGTGAAAGTAAAAGAAGCAAATACCATATCTCCTATACATCTATAACTTCCTGAAGAAGCAATAAGAGCAGTAGCACCTCCAACACTAAAAGTAAGGGTAGGACCACCTGACCAAGCAGCTTCTGTATATGTATCTAAAGTGCTACCACCTCCTCCAAATTTTAAACCATTATTAAATTGAGTTAATGGATCTATAGCAATACCAATATTATCGTCTATGGTAACCTTTTCAGAACCATTAGTTATCAACACTAATCTCCCTGATGCTGGAGAATATATACCAGTGTTAGTATCTCTAATTGCGATTGCTGGCTTACTTGTAGTACCACCAGTATCAACTTTCAAACTTCCACTAGACATAGATAATAAGGTACTTCCAGAATCTTGAGAAAGTAAAGAGTCACCTAACGTTGAAGTTGTGCTCCATAAAGGTATTGAATACTGTGTTCCCGTTCCAGGTCCACCACTACCGCCTGAAGCGTTTATGATAGCTGTACTAGACCCAGGTGCTGTAACAACAGAAATATTAGTATTAAAGTTTAAAGTGTCTATACCTGACACTACGGATCCTCCACTATCTTGAACTGAAAAAGTTGGGTTTACAAACTCTAAAGCTGTTGCACCTGTATTTACCTTTAATACTTGACCAGCTGTTCCAAGAGCTGTTAATCCTGTTCCACCGTTAGCTACAGCTAAAGTACCACCTAATGTAAATGTTCCTGTTGTAGTTATTGGATTAGCCGTGTCGCTTGTTATCGTAATACCAGTAGTACCGCCATCTAAGCCAACACTAGTAACTGTTCCTGATCCTGATCCCGCATAAAGATTAGCTATCTCCTGAAGCTTAAATGTTTTAGTTGCGTTGTTATCGTCAATGTCTGTTCCAATAACATAGTCATTTGCCGCAGGTGTTGCGTTAGGATACGAGGTGGTGTTACTTATCTTGGCCATTTTCTTTTAGTGTTATATCCCCGGTTTTTATGTTAATGACAGAATCGAGACCGTATTTCTCAATAAATTCGTTTTCTAACTTATTAAAATCTACCCTTACTTCATCAACCTCTTTTAAAATAGTTGACTTCTGCATCTCTAATTCCCCCAGTTGCATTTTGTAACCTTGGAATTTGTTTTGTAATTCTTGTAGTTGGGCTAATTCCTCAGCCTCTAATTTTCTTTTTTCTCCGTCTTTCATTTGATTAAATTAAATTGTAATATTGCAAAGATAATCATTTTCTTCGTGATGCTGAAGACCCATAGAAATAACCAAA